ATTCATTACCTTTCCTCTTACTATATCATCCCATGCTTTATAACCCCATGTTGATAAATCTGGTGCAGTACCTAACAACTCTAAAATTGCCTTACGGCTTTCATCACTGTTTGTAACCGCTTCACCTTCAATTGTCATTGGAGATTTATTTCCGTGGAATTTACTAGAATCATAATTTGGAAAACCACCTTTCTTTGAAATTACTAATTCAAAATTCTTGCCTTCAAAAGGATCGAATACTTGAGTAGGTTCATCAAATTGTGGATTCAGTTCTTCATCAATTTTAGTTTTGATTTTATAACCAAACTTCATGATTTTAACCTGCCCTTCAAGATCTCTGTTTTGTGGATCTTTTATGATTTGTACCAATGCATAGAATACTTCTCTACGCTTTAAACCTTCTGACATCTTTTTGTCAACAGCAGATTCAGAGTTTCTTAGTTTAAAGAACATATCCTGTACAGGACATTTTTCTCCAACGGTTGAAGGGGAATCAGCGAAAAAGCCGTTTCCTTCTCTGTCTTCTAGCCAGTAGACATACTTTCTTTCAAATGGTTTTCTTGGGTTTTTAGCATTAGGTAGAAACCTAATTAAAGAACGGTAAGTTCCGTCCTGTCCTTGATCTGGTTTAGGTGAATAAAGATCACTCCCTGCGGAAGATGGTCTTTCACCAGTGTCTAAATCTTTTACACTTACGTTAAAAATGTCAAATTCGTTTGCCATGTTAATTGCCTTTTTTTGTTATTAATTTATGTTATGATAACAAACCTCCGTATCTAAACGCCTTTTAATTTATTGCCTATTTACTTCGCCTTGTTATCGCCTTTTAAAAGTACCAAACTTTTTAGTACCTTTGTTTATTATATATCTCACAAGACAGTTTGTTTCAGACTATTTGTACATTTTTATCTATTATTGCAGTAATATCTCTTTCTCTTAAACTTAATATAATTTCTTTATTGTATTTAATTTCCATGCCTGCTAAATCATGAAAAAGAACCTTCATTCCTATTTTAAAATCAGTATCTTTAACAGATTCCCCTATTCCTATTATAGTACCTGCATAAGGTGGAGCAAACTGCCCGTCTTTTTTTAATAAAATTATACTACCTTTTTTGTCAGGTTGCTCATCCTGTTTTAAAAATATTCTATTTCCTAAAGGTTTTATCATTTTATTTTAATTTTTTTTATAGAAAGCTGAAACAAAATTACTAAGTTGCAATATAATTTTTAACTATTCAATGTTAGAAAAGTATCTAGTTACTAGCTTTTAAGGCTTTAAGTATAAAGTAGGCATCAACGATGTCATCAATGGGTTTAGGTATTTTTGTGCTGAAGTCTTTTCCCTGGCACCATTTCCAAAGTTTAGTGTTCCTTAAGCTCTTATCATTAAGAACATCATTTTGGAATGCTTCAGCCATATAATGTTTATTAGCATTTCCTTTCCCAGCTAACTTTTTTACATGAGATGGTTGATATACTGATAAATTTTCAATAGCATACTTATCAATTAATTCCTTTCTTAAAAAAGTATTATATTGAATAATATCTATAAATGAATTACCCTTAGAACCATAAGAGAATCCTTCTAATGCAACAGATACCTTATCCCCTTCGAATAGTGTAGAAAAAATTCCAACCATTAGTGAACTAATATTACCGGCATCTTCTAACTTCTGTCTTTCTCTTGGCAAAAATTCTTTACTCGTAACTTCTCTATTATATGGAAATCCTAACAGAGCATTACTATCCATTAATTCTTTATGTACACTAAATGCTTTTGGTATTTTTTTACCTTCTTCATCCCATATACGCTTTCCATAATTAAAAAAAGTTATAAAGTGGTATTTCCCGTCAGATGTCTCTACACATGCACCTGGGCTATTTAAAGAAAAATCAATTCCTATTCGAATCATTATAATTATATTCTCTTGCCAATGACTGCACCTAATGCAGCACCTACAAGACGTGAGGTTAATAAATCATAAAGAGCACCTTTAGTAACACCTAATACTTTAGCTACTGCTTTACCTATAGTTTTTCCTAATGCAAATCCAGTTAATCCACCAAATATGCTTCCTAGAATACCTTCATTAATTATTTCTTCAACACATTCTTCTAAGTTCTTACCTTCTTTTTGTGCTTCCAATATTCTATCAACAGTTGAATCTATTGCAGCTTCCTGTTCTTCCGTAAGGTCATGTGATTCATTTAGTAGATTCATAATGTCAATTGACTCATTATGATTTTCAGTTAAATAATCTTTAAAGGTTTTCATTTGTATTCTTTATTTGTTTATATATTAGGTTATGTTAACTACTACATCCAATATGTTATAACCGAATGTAACGTCAAAGGTTTGAAACTCTATAGTGTTACTTGAAAAGTTTAGATCCAACGCACCTATTTCTGTAATAAACATATCTTTAAGTTGAACTGTTACAAATACAGTACCATCAGCATCTAACATTTGTACACCAACGCCTTCTGGTAAATAAGGGTGCTTTCCGCTTAATTTATAATAATAATCAAACATTTCAACAGCCATCCAATAATTAACATACCCATCAAATGCTTGCATTGTAACAGTCATAGTCTTATCAAACAATTGTTGCTTTGGTACACTAGATCTAAATGCTCTCTGATTACCTGGATAATCTACTTGTGTGACAGCGTCAAATGAAGGCCCTGGTAAATTAAGAGATTGTATTCCATAATTCCAATAATCAATAGGTTCTTTAATTAACCCACCTGGGATTCTTGTAAGAAACGGTTTATACTTACTAGCTATTTCTTTAGGTATAAAGTTTCTAGGGAAGTCAAATTTAAACTGATTATTTCTTGCGCTTAATATCATAATTTATTAATATCTATCTCTGTCGTCAAATTCTCTACTATCCTTAATATAGGATGAGTATGAAACATCATTATTTCCCACTGTATAGTTTTGTAAATTTTGTGCAGCGGATTTATAAAATGCAACCTTTTGAGATTTTGTTTGTGCAACATTTGACGCTTCACGTATGGCTCTGATTTGTTGTCTCTTTTTAATCTGTAACATACTAACCCTTTGTGCTAATCTGGCTCTCTGCTGTATTAATCTTATTTTAGAAGATTTTAAATCTTTAGTAAGTTCAGCTATTTCATTTGTTAATTCTTCATTACTATTTTGTAAAGATTGTATAACTACATCATCTTCTGATGCAGAAGTTACTAATTCAGCATTTTCTGCTTTAAGTGCTGTAATCTCATCTTGTAATCTACCAAGCAATATACTATATTCAACTCGTGCCTCTTCAATTTGTCTTGTTAAAGTTATTCTATTAGCATCGTCTACAGATAACCATATACCTTGATATAAAACCGATTCATCTGATGTTGACCCATCAGACGGGTCAATCATTTTTGTAGAAATATAAAAATTATTATTAGATAAAGCTAATATTTTTTTACTATCAGATCTAGTTATTCTAAAAAGAACTTCTCCTTGTGATAAATCCACTTCATCAACTTGTGTATGATTTAAAATATCAATATCATCTTTATCTCCAATAAAGTTTAAATATAAATTTCCAACATTACTCAGATCAATAGGCTTATCTTCACCGTCAACTTCATCATATAATGTAAAAAGATAATAATCATCAAATTGTGATATTCTTATCATACCATCACCCTGCGGTAATGGTTCTTCATTAACCGATAAATTAACAAATCTTTGATAAAATTCTTTTTCAGTTTTAGTCAAAGATATATTAGTCCTTACACCACCAACTACCTGTTTAGTTGAGGCTTTCTTTTGTATTTGTTCAGCCTCCGATAATTTATTTTGTTTCGCTGCCATTGTTCTCTGTTATTGTTTGTATTTTGACTGGTGAAATTGCAGCCTTAACTTTTATTCTATCTCTGAACGTTGTTACATAACTAGTTTTTACTACTAATTTTTCAACTATTTGTTCGGATGTGTCTGCTGACGTACTTGCACCACCTGTTCCTACTACTATTTGTTTTCCAGTATCATTATTAATTCTATTATATACATTGGCTACGGTTGGTACTACACCTAAATTAATTTGAATCATCTGTCTTCCATATTTCTGTGTATCAAATGAAGTTAATTTAGCATTCTTAATTATTTGTGTAGCATCAGCTTTATTGTATAATCTTAATACATAATTTATTGAAAAGGAAACTGCACTATTTGCATTTTTAATAATAGGCCTAAATAACACAGGTTCATCAAAGTCAGTGTCTTGTGATATCACTTGAAAACTAGTTTGTGTAAATACCTGCCCTACTTGTTCAGTAACACTTATTTCATGAAATACCATATATTGCCCACCTGATGAATTTAATTGTGCAATAAAGTTACTAAATGAAGATCCTGTAACCTGCCCTGATAATTCAAAATAATCTCCTGCTTCTGATTGAATTACTTGTGCATATAAATTATCATAGATATCTCTATTTAAAATTGATACAGAATTAATTTCTTGCATTTCATAAAAACTATATGCATTTTCAACAATAGTTTCATAAATACCAGTGGCCTTGAGTGTAATAGGTGGAGTACCTAAAAATCCTTGCCCTTCAGTAATTTTATAAGCTACACCATTAGGCTGTGCTGCATCAAATAAATTATTCATAAAGAATAATGATGGAACTCTCCATTCAATATATGTAGCATATAATTTATCAGCAATTAATAAAGGATCAGGATTAAATGTAGGTGTATCTGTTTTTAAAAAATTAATAGATGAAAGATTTAACATTACACCATCTCTCCTAGGTGCTAAAGTTTCGAATACAATTCCATCAAAACCTTCAAAACTAAATCCTGAAATAAAATGAATTCTTATTTTATCATAAGCAACATCCAATTGAGGCGTGAATGCTTGTAAAAGATTTGCGCTATCAGTTAGCTCCGGGCTATAATCATTATAAGGAACACCTATATCTGTATCTAATGAAACATACTGTGTTTTGGCTTCATTGTTAGATACTGCCGAGATATCTCTATAGTTACCCATTATTGCTGAAACACTATCAGTATTAAAGAAATAAGTTCCTTTAGTATTAGCATCTCTCATAAGCTCAATAGGATATGTAGCAGTATTAAACGTAGTAGGTGTTGCCTGGCTAGTATAAACATACTCTATAAGTATTTGCTCAGATATTTGTATAAATCTTGATGATTCCATTCTATTTTATTTATTTACCATTGTAAAAACTTTGGTGTGTAATTTAAACCAACCCCAACATAAGGAGTAACACCATTACCACTTAGACCAACCCCTAGCTGTAAACCTAATCCTAGTGTTTTTCTATTTTGGTATTGTAGATCTTTAAATGCTTTACTGTTTTGATCAATTAATATACCTTCAGCACTATTAAATGTAGTACCAGGATAATCTGTTGAAATATTAACAAATAATTCTTTTGTTTTAGTATCTCTAGTTAAAGCAGCAGATAAAAATATATTCTGATTTAAGTCTATTTTAGCATTACCAAAATCTATATATGTACCGTCAATCTCATAAGGTACAAAAACACCAACCTTTCTAAAACTTTTACCCCATGAAGCCGTATCTGAAAATGTTAAAGCAGAATTAAAATTACCTACAACAGTATCAAGCACAGTAACTGGTACTTCTACAATTACTTCTTTAATAACGGTTTCAGTCTTAATTATAGTTAAAGGTGGTTTTTCTTTTTCAAAATCTAGCTTGCTTTCTACCTCTTCTAATGTTAAACTTAATGCCCTTATCTCCGCTGCCGCATTACCATTTTTATCTATATAGTTTTCAATAGTATCTAATGAAGCTTTCCAATTATTTTCAATTCTACTTGCCTCACCTCTAGCCGCATCAGTAGCATTACATTGTCTAAGTAATAAAATAAAAAGCAAAACAATTCCACCAAATAAAAACATCCTAGTGTTTTTTGGATCTGTTAAAACGCCAAGAATATTTTTAATAATTAAAATCATTTAATATACTTCATTAATTTATTAGGAGTTACTTCAGTAGCTCCATACTTTTTTGCAATTTTATCTATAAACCTTTTTTCTTTGCTTTTCATTTGGTCTACTTCTTCAAAAAGACCATCTCTTTTCTTTGCTAAACTTTCAATACTCTTTTGCATTAAATCTAAGGAAAGTTGAATTTCCCTATATCTACTTACATAACCATTAAGTTCTTTTATTTCTTTTTTTGTCATTTTAAAAATATTTAAATTTTAAGTTGTTTCATAACCAGAAATTCCTCCCTGGAGAGTTAATTTATCAGATATTATTACCCAGCCCCATTCTGTTTTAGTATCTTCCTGATCGATCACTGTGGTTAAACTGTAATTCCTTCCTCTGTTAATTGATTCTGCCCCATCCCATATTAAATCTAAAACTCTTACCACAGTAGCGCCTTGGTTCGCATGCCCAGCATTGGTGGTCGTATCTATTGTATGGAATCCATCATACATGCCGAAATTTCCAGTCTGCATCCAACTCTCCCAAACATTGGAAGATGATGGTATTTTGATCCTATATCTAGGAAAATGTATTCTTACTGTTCCATAATAACTAAGTGTTTCGGTCTGCCCAGGGGGATTACTATTCTTTTTGTTTTGAGTCCATAATGTTGCTTGATTTTTAATTATCACAGTAAGTTTTTGTCCAGGATACAGTCCCGTAGGAAAATTAAAGTTACCTAAGTAATTCTGTTGCCCAAGAGTACCACCACCACCTAGATTATTATCATACCCTAACCCATATCCGAAATTTAAGAAAATCACAGGCTTATTAAGATCTGCTTGTAATGGCATTGCTCCTGGTGTTGGGAAAGTTGTACTAAACGAAGGTACCGCATTCACCAAATCCCATCCATATTCATACGGTGCTACTTGTGGAGAAGCATAGTCATACATCGGATTACTATTTTGTACACTATTTGTGTTATTATCTCTCTTATGCACATATGTTCCTGCAATAGCAGTTTTATTTGAATTAGCTGAAAAGTATTCGTTATACTCATTAAAAGATCTTACACTTATTGTTAATGAATTATCCCACGCACTAAATCCATAGGCTGGAACTGGACTTGATGGTCCTTCACTTCCCATTCCTACTCTAATCATTCCTGCAGATACTCCCGATATTGTTTGAGTACCACCTAGCCACTCATGCATACTTGATCCTGGTGTCATACCAAAGTAATTTGCATCTCCCGTTTTAATAAAAGTAGAGGTACTACCTGTCAATACACCTTGCATATTATTATATTGGTAAGTATTAGCATTAGGAGGGGTTGTACTAGCTGGTATTCCTGACTTTGTCCAAGTACTTTGCCCAACAAACCTAGTGTGTGGCATAAGTGGCTTAGTAGGATCGCCGTTTGTATAATAATTATAATCAAGAACTATACTAGGATTAGCTAGCGCACTAGATTGTTCATTTCTTAAAATTATTTGACTATTTCCTCTAATATAAATATCACCACCTACATCCGGATCACCAGCTGGCGGAAGCTGCCTTAGATTTTCTATAAAAATATCTGCAGTGCCACCAATTTTACTTTGCTGTATTGTAATATCACCATCAGATGATGTTGCTAATATTCCACCAGTAGCTGATCTTAATTGAATTTGCCCAGCAGGACTAGTTCCTTGTGTAGTATCTAATTTTAATTGCCCACCTGAATTTAATTGAATATTTTGATTTACAGATGATGTTAAATTAATTAAACCTGCCTGTAATTGTATAACACCAACTTGCGAGTTTTGTGATAAGTTAACAGGAAACCCACCACCTGCCTGGAAAACTGTAGTGTTTACTGTACCTGCTGTAGTTAGTACAAATTTGTTTCCAGCGGCATTTGAACCAGTACCTACATCAATAAGAAAGTCTGAATTTTCACCACCAAAAGCTGCTATATTTTCAATTCCTGTTTGGAAAGTAATTGCTTTACCTGCAGTATATTGTTGAGATCTTTTTGGAACATTAACCTCAAAGCCTATTACCCCCATGAAATATTATTCCTCTGGCCGTTGCATCTTTCTGATGAATCATTAATGATGCCGCTGGCGTGTTTAGCGTTGTGGCTATAGCATCAGGTATTACATAAGAAGAAGTTAAAGGTATACTGACGTCAACAAATGGTGTATTAGAAACAGCGCCCCCGATCATGACTGAAGGTATTCCTTCATTTGCAAGATCTGCACCGTTACCAAATCCGATAGGTCCATTATACACAGCAGTCTGTCTAGATATTTGGATTGGTCCACCAAAGTCTAACCCAAAACCACCACTCTGCCCAGCAGGTCCAGCAGGTCCCATTAAATCTACTGTTGTTATAGCCCATGTTAATCCAGTGTATTCCCATACTTGCCCATTAAATTGCAAATAGTAATCGCTTTCAAGTGGTGTGCTTGTAGGCGGTGCAACATTAGGACTAAGACCTGGTGCAACTATAGAAACATCTTCATACCAAGTAGTTCCTTTTGGCCCTCTGCCTCCGAGAGGTCCTACTGGACCGATAGGACCAGCTGGTCCTGCGGGCCCTCCACCATTAAGTAACAATTGATCAAAATTAAAATTAGTTTTATCGACCAGTTGTGAAATAGTATCTGATGCTATTATTTCTTGTATAGTGATTGGCATTTCTTTTCTATTATTTTTTAACTATTGTGACACTGAACCCATACGATTCAGAGAAACCTGTTCTTTTATTATATATTAGCTTTAAATCAAAAGGGTTTGTATTTAAAGTTTTTGATGCTACATTATTGTTAATAGTTAAACCATTATTAATTTTTTCTGCATCAGTTAATTCAGCCGTGGTATAATTAGGTGGATTTTTACTTCTACTTGCTAAACTATAAAATTCTACTTTTTCTATTTTATAAAGCTTTAAAATATTTTCTCTTATATATTGTTCTACATCATCATCCAAAGTTTCCAAATCACCCCAACCGTATAAAGGATTAATGTATTTTTGAAATTGTTCTTTTATTGGTGTAAATAGGTATTCTATTAATCTTTTTTCATTTAATAAGAAAAATGTTTCTACTGGAGATGAGGGCTTTTTCTTAATAGCATTAACTTGTTTTACTCCATTAGATTTATTAATTCTTTTATTTATCTTTACTGAAGGTTGATCAAGATACATAAAAGTACCATCTATTAAGCTTGGTTGTTTTATTGCACCTTTAACAAAAGGGCTCGGTTTAAATGTTTCTAATTTTATAGTTTCAGGAACTTTAAGATATTTAGATCCAAAAAATGATTTACGCTCAAGCATTGATCGTGTACCTATAATTTTTTGTATCTGAGACTTGTCAATACTTTTTATAAAATATGAAGGTTCCCAGTTAGATGAAAATATATAAAAATCTTTATAATCAATACCTATTTCATTAATAAGAGGATATAAACTTGAAAATGCACTTTCACTAGATAACTCTAAAATAGTTGAAGGATCTTCTTCATTTACTTTATGATAAAAGAAATTTTGAATTTGGCCAAAGTCTGGATCTGAGCTGTTAAATTGTGAATTTTTAAATTTACATAATTCCATTACTTTTATTTTATACGCTGCATCTGGAATAAGCACGCCACCTGTTACTTCTTCAAAATCTAAGTTTTGGTAAGGGTCTCTAAATGATAGTAAAGGTAATGCATAAGGTTCATAATACCCCGCATGCCTAGCTATAGGAGTTATTCTTGGTGTCTTTTGTAAAGATAAGTCATATCCTACAACATCAGTTAAATTAAACGCTGTTGGTTTTACCGGGTCAGGTAATATACCTACATAAATAGATTTTAATATATCAGCCTGTGCTCTTAATTCAATACTAAATGTTTGTGCTAATGTACCATCAGTATTTTTAACTTGAGTACCATCTTTTGTTATTGTTTCATATATAATAGCAGGATTACCTTCATTAACTGAGTCAAATATTTCACCAAAAGAAATATTATTTAATGTGTTAGCAAATTGTTGATAACCACCATTCTGTATTGTATAGGTAGCACTTCTTAATACTGCATTACCAGGTGATGATGAAGGTAGTGCCATAGGAAAACCATTCTGCGTAAATGTAGATGCTTTAAATGTATCAGAATCTAAAACATCTACAATTCCTCTAATTTCATATACATTAGTACCGATTGTAAATTTAATATTTCCAAATGTACCATCTTCCAAAACTCTAATATCATTTACAAAGTTTGTAGGAATTCCATTTATATCAGGCTGCCCTTTTACTATATAAGTTCCATTTGAGTCGACTGAAGATGAATTCAGCGAAAGAGCACCACTTATATCTATAGATTTGTATAAATAGCCGTTAGCGGAGCTGTATTGTGGAGAACAATCTGAGTTTATTGCAAAATTACTATTTAAAGAATATAGGCTTGTCCTATCTATTATTGGTTCACCTGCATTAAGACATTCTACATCATACTGAATAGACACTAACATTACTATAGTTTTCCATTTTTCATTTTTTATAAACTTAATTTCTAATTCAGGCTTGTCTGGTAAATTAGGAATTAACATTACAGAAAATCTATAATCATTAATTGAACCATCTTGTACATATGATAGTGAAGATGCATTAAAATTAGGTTTTTGCGACCCTATTGCTTTAGGTTTTGCTATAATTCTAACCCCTCTTAAAAATGTTTCAGAAAAATTGTTTTCATTTCCACCAGTAAACCTACCGTATCTAAGTTGTCTATCAATTTCATTTATAGTACCACCTGCAGTAAATCTTTGTACAATAAAATAATCATTAAAATAATTAGTATTTATATTTTGAAAGGTACCGGGTACATAAACTTGTCCAGTAACTGGGTTAGCATTAATACTATCAGTAGCCGCCTTATCGACATAACTCCAGGAGCTTTTAATTGCATCATTGTTAGTTAAAAAATATTTTGGAAACTCAGATAAGTAATACCATTCATGAGTAAACCCACTAGATTCTTGAACTTTGTCCCATTTAGAAGAAGCGAAATTATTTATACCAAATGCTTCATTAACATTCAACCTATATGGATGGTTTCTTACATCTTTACCATTATTAATCCAAGCCCATTTATTTATATAAGGAGCAATTCTAGACGCAGCCGCCTGTGAAGTTATAAAATTTTCTTCGAGCCTGATGTATTCACTCTTTATATACTCATCATTAGGATTCTGGTCTTCGGCATCACTTAATAAACCAATAAGATTATAAAAGCCACCATTATCATAAAAATTTCTAATATTTGGATTCTTACTCACGCCAGCGTAATCAACAAACGGTGGTGTAGTACTATAAGGTTGGACTGCATTAGCAACAAGTTGGTTGTATTCTGCTAATTCAAAATTAAGTTCACCTTCTTCACTATATAAAGTACTATAAAAATCAAAATCAAAATCCTTAACCTCAAAAAATGAAAATCTACCAAACGAAGGTTTATAATCTGAATACAGAGCTACTTGGTTAGACCTAGTAACCATTATTTGATTATCGTCGCATGTAATTATTGCATACTTATCAATATCAGTATATCCAATTATTTGATCTAAGCCATCATAAATAGGTTCATCGGTATAAGGAACCCAATCACCTATTTCAGCGTAGCCTCCAGTAGTCTGTACAAAATTACCTTTCACAAATCTTTCTTGATCTCCTAATGTAACTTTAAGTAAACTATTCTTTGTGTCGTTACCTCCTACAAAGTTTTTATCTGGTAAGGCTAATGATGTGGCAGGATACGTTTCCAATTGTTGAAATTGTTCTGGAAATGAAATATCCATCTTAAAATTCAACCGATTAAATCTAGTTCCACTAAACCTTGATTTTACATAAACTGTAGTATCATTATAGGATGCTACAAAAAATCTGTCATTTTCATTTATTCCTTTATTAATAGCAGATGTTATGGATTGAGTAACTTCCTGTAATGTCCCATTAGGATTAAAAAATCTTTCAAAAGATTTACCAGGAATAGTGGCCATTGTGCTATCTGCAAATATCTCTCCAGTAAAATTAATCCCATCATAAAATGATATCTTACTCCCTTCTTCAACATTGTCTAATACTTTAATATACATCTGAGAAATACCGGCTCTGTTTAAAATACTTGCATTTGCAAATGTATCCGGGTCTTTATACCCAGTGAATAAAGATATGTCTACCTCTGTATCAAATAATCTTATTTGATCATTACCCCACGTAGATCCTTTTTTAATTGTATGAAAGTCATCTTCTTTATCTTTAACATAAAAGATAGATTCTACTTCATTAACTCTTTGCGGTGTAGGTAAGCCTGTAATTGTTTCAGTTTTTAGAGGATCTAAATAAAGTAATATACCATTTTTATTTGTTAGCTCCAACGGTGTATTTAAAAATTGGGAAACTTCAGTTATACTTTGTATTGTAGGCTGTTGTGTTTTTTCTGTTGATGTTCCTTTGTAGAATGCCTCACCTGATATATCAAACTGACCTTCTTCAATATCATTAACATACATCCCAAAATATCTATTAATAGAATAGTCATCAGCAGTAGGATCATCAAACAAAAATTCCATATTTAATAAGTTAGCTAAGATAATACCATTATTCTGAAAACCTTGTGTAAATAAATACTCATCTTGCATAATAGTAGAATCTTTAACTACCATATCTTTATACGCAAAATTACCAGAACTTGTAAACCCACCACTCTTGTAAGATATACCATTCCATAAAATAGGTTCATCTTTTCTCCATGTCATATTAAGTGGAACTTCTGGAAAGTTTTCTTGGTTTCTATAATTTCTAATATAAGAACCTAGCGCAGTTCCTTCTGTTAAATCAAAAGTTTTAATTGCAGTACAATTCTCTAAAACATTTTTATTAAAATCAACTGAAGTTTGTGCACTGTTAGTATTTTCATTTTGGCTAGGCGCTCTAAAATTATTAACTGCTGCCGGGTTATCTAATCTAAAAACTACAAAATAGTTTGGAATTTGTTCATTTAACCATAACGGGGCAAGAGTACCTAAACTTTGCGGATAACTAGTAGATGCTACAGATCTAGTCCCTGCACAGTAAAACATTTCATATTGATTACCATACTTAGATAAAACTGAAGTATCTTCATATTCTTGAAATATTTCATATGCAGCCTCAATAGGAAATTTACCAAAATCAAAAAATCTAAAAACATCTTGATCATAGGTACTAGTCCCATCAACTTTAAATGCTTTAAATTTTTGTGAAGATAGTCTTGTATTTGCACTAAAAGATTCTAAGTAAATATCTGTGCCATCAGACACAAGCTTTACATTAGCGGTCAATTTAGGATTAGTTCTAACTAAACTGTATGATGCTTTATCGAATAAGTTTTCGGCCATTTATCTTTCACTTTTTTTATATATTCACTAAAAGACATGGTTAAATTTATAAGTTAGCTGTACCAATAAAAGTTTGAGACCCACGACCTCTACCTCCACCGCCACCACCACCAGATACTGTGGTTTGCGTTATTGATGGTCTTAGTCCTGCGACAACCTTCTCTAAATCATTTAATCCTTTGGTTACTGTTGCTTTAGGGAATACATCTAAAGTCAACCTATCAGATCTATATTTTGCGCTAACCTCAATATCAAATTGTATAACATCTGAATTATTAGGTAGTAAATCAAATCCTATTCTTTTTGCATAAGTAAGATTAACAGTAGATCCAGTTGAATCTCCGCCAACATTACCTAAACCACTACCTGAAACTGTACCGAAATAATCAGTCATTCTATATTGGAATACTAAAGGAACACTAATTGCATTTTGTTGTCCAAATTGTACAATTTCTATAGATTGTATAGAATCTCCATCTACTTGAATATTTAAATGATTATCTGAAGATATAAATAAGTAAGATCCACAGCTCTGCTTTCCTAATGTATATTGATCAAAACCTTCAAATGAAGTTTTAGCATTCCTAGCATAACCACCAGTAATATAACCTGCAGCAGATACATCCCAAAGATTAGCTAGGGCAGGCGTTGTAATTGAAGGGCTAGCTTGTAAGCTTTGTCCGCTATCAAACGGAACTGTTAATTGTGAAACACCACCAGACCCCGTTGATAAATTATATAAATCAGTAACATTTTCATTTAAATAAATTGCTTGTTGCTTACCATAAGGTTGATCTATCTTTAACGGTGCAAATTTTGATTGCCTAAATAATACGCTACCTGTACCATTACCACCTGCGCTACAATCTAGACCACCTGCAGGAACAGTTGCAGGTAAAGTATTAGTATCGCCAGTAAAAGATTCATAAGCTTCTCTGTATGCAGTATAATTTACTAAGTATGGGTGGGCGATTGAAACTGCCACCACATCATCATTTACTGGATAAGATGTTGCCGTTGTCGGTAAACCTGATGGTAAAAATCCACCGCCCCAAATAAATTCAGTGGTAGGATTTCCTGCACCAGAATTACTTGCTGCATTATAAAAGTTTTCTACGGTATCTAAATTAAAAGTATAATCTGATGCTGGGTTAACATAACTATAAAAATCACCTTCGGCCGATACATCAGAATATCTACTATAAATAAATTGATTTTTATTTTGTGTAGACTGGAATGGTGGTATTGAAACAGTTTGTTCATATTGGGTACTTGCAGTCACATCTGGGTTAGTTAAGATAATAGGAGTTAAATCATATTTTCTAACTGTGTTATAATCTGTATCATCAGCTCTAAATGTTGCTCTATTATTAGATTGATTGGCTTGGCTATTATCTAACCATGAATATGTTGCCGGTAGAATAGTAGATCCATTTATAAGAGTACCTACCCCTGGTGCACCAGTAGCACTATAGTCAGCAGGATTTTCTGATTGTTTTACCATCCTACTTCTATTACCTGTAACTCTAGCTAATAATTGTAAAGCAGTTTGAGATTCATTTGCAATATTAATAAAATAAGTTTTGGAAACAACATATTTTAGTAGTAGCATTTCGTCTTAAATTAAATGTATTACCAGTATCATCAACCAATGTTGTTTTTAATTCACCTTGTGCAGAGCTTAATATTTCAGAAAATAAATCTAATTGATTTTGCATTTCTGTTAATTTTGTAAAAAGATCAATAGGCGTTTGATTCTCTGATAAGAATCCTGATGCAATTACAGGAGATGAGTGAGCAAAATAAGTTTCGTTTGCAGTAAAAGAACTGCTTAAATGGGTTGGCAATCCAATAGATTCTAAATTTTCATTTAATGCCACTAATGCCAAATCTTCTTGATTTTGGGCAAGTATTGATTCTATTGCACTATCAGAACTTAGATCAGCAGGAAATTCTACTCTTATTGCTGTGCTATATTCACTTTCTAATGGATTAGATGGCCACCCTGCCTCAGATATAGATTTTACTTGTATTTCAACCTGTTCTCCTTTCCTAATAGGAATATCTAATTGATTTATATTTACTGAATCAGCATTATCATCATCTATTGGAGTCCATTCATATAATCCTGTTATAGAATTTTTTGTTCTAGGTCTTAATACACTATCTACTATTACATAATTAGAAAATGCACCTTGGCTAGTACCACTACCATCAGTATATGTAAATTGATTAACTGGATTAGCTGCGCCGTCAGATGAAAGATATCTATAACGGTATTTAAATTTTATAATATCCTGTACACCAGTTGCAGGTGTAGATTTTTCTTCAGGCATTGACCAGAAACCTCTTACTCTATACTTAGGTGTTATACTACTTACTGAATTATCTGAAGCAAAAGAATTAATTTCAGTTACAACAGATGCATATAATTTTGCCGATGCAGCTCTTTCAGTAATTAACCCTTGTAATGCATTTCTATCTGCATCTCGCTCTACTTCAGTTGTATAATTAGTTGTCTGTATTTTAGTTCTGCTCTGTCCAATTGCTACATCTAACTCTGATAGCGTAGATTGAATAGTATTTTTTTGATTATTTAAATCTTTAAGTTGAACAATAGCATCTGAATTACTTACTTGGCCATTAATTAAAGATACAGTAAAATCATCTGGTGATAATACTGGGGCATTTGGTGTAACACCTTCTCTACTAGTTGGCATCTTATCTTGTGCAAACGATAATAGATACCTTCCAAAATCAACTGCATTTTGTTGATAATAATCGGATAGTGTTTGTGCTTCTCCGGCAGAATTAACAGTTGTCAAAGAATTTGTATAAAATCCACTACCCGGAGACCAATTAACTGCAGGTATTTTAGAATCTGGATCTATTGGTTTAATAAATGTTACACATCTTTCATTAAATCCTACAGTGACGTCAACCTCTAATGTATCACTTAAAGAAGATCCTATTTTTAAAACATCAGCACCAATACTTATAGTTCTTTGACCTTCTTGTAATCTTACAGTAACTGAATTAGTACTAGAATCAATTTGAGTAACAGTATATCTTGTATCAATAGGCGTAGATACTACTTCTAAACTATCACCTACCTTTAATTGAACAGTATCTGCAAAATCCGCTTCAGAATCAGTATAAAATATTTTATTAAGTTTGTATAGTTTCTGAACAGTTGTTTGTTCTACACCATTAACTGTTTCAGTAACACTTTCCTCTCCTATTCTTATAACACTAAACTTGCCAGAATATCTTTTATCTCTTGGTGGTAAATCAACAACAGCTTCATCTAATACATAAGAAATATTTTTCTCTACTATTTCTTGTAAAAAAGTATTATAATCTATATTAGCATTTCCATTATATTGATTTTCAAAGAAATTAATTTTACTTTGACTATTAGTATCTAAAATATATCTCTGTACAATGGCGCGCTCAGTATCAATAGGTGCATGGCCTGTAATATCAAATGCTACATACAATAGAGGATTAATTAATTCTTCAAAGAACCAATTAGGTTTAACATCAAACTCATTAATAGAATTTAATGAGGTCAAGTCTTGCGCTTCTGTTGGTAATTTTGCTAAAACTAATTTCCTAAAGGTACCATCAGCTAATCTTATCGAACTATTTCCATCGTTAAAATTAGTAATTGTATTAATATTGGTATTTAACCTATCAACAGAATTTTTTAGAAATCCAAAACTAGGAATAGTAATCCTAGAGTTAGTACCATCATTATTCTGTATGTTAACGGTTACTGAATCTCGGCTTGATGTAATTGCTTGGTTAACTTTCTCAAAGCCCTCCAAAGAGTTATTAAAAAGTCTAAGTAACTCCGGTAGCAAAGTTTGTATTGAATTATTTTCAGCCATTATCTATTTTTACTTTTTATATTTATTTGATACAGTCATATACAAATGTTAACACACCTCTCTCTGTACAAATTAAATCAATAATAGGTAAAGAGCTTATTTGTGAATTAGGTATTGTTGCTGCCAATTTTCCAAACGATCCATTATTAAGTCTGCTTGGCGCGTCGGTGTATATTTTTATATCTCTAGATCCTAACAGAGGAACATTATTAAATGTTAATCTAATAGTTTGCCCTGTTCTCCATTGAACAGCAGTATCATCAATATAAATAGAAAGATCACCATTTGCTTGATTAATAGTATCTAATCTTAACATATTAGTATATGTTCCTAGTGTTGTAAATACCTCTGGGTTAACAACGTTAAGATTCAGAGGAGCTGTTGTTGTAATTTGAACATCACTACTATCAAAAGGAACCATAAAGTTATATGCCTGGACATTATTTGATATTTGAATTTGATTAGGAGTATTAGTATTTACTGTTATACCTTCACCCTGTCTAACTACCTCAGTATTATATTGTAAAGTTTGAGAAACATCTCCATTGGCTAATGCCTGAATTTCATCAGAATTTTTAGCAATTAAATCTAATAAGGTAGTACTACTCGCAAATGCCAAAGATGCATTATCAAGTTGTATTTGTAAATTATTAATTTGTGATTGTAAAAAAGCAGATGTACTAACTGAATTTAATGTATTTTCAACTGCATTTAATCTAGTCTGTATATCCGTTAATTCTACTTGTTGTGTTTGAAAAATTTGTGCAGATGCTTGAAGCTGAGCAGATGCATCTGAGAATAGCCCCATTGAAAAGGTATTATAATCATTTACAATTGTATCAATACCTGCACTACCAGGAGAAGCATCAAATCTTAAATTTATTTTAAACCCATAGCTGTTACCATTTTGCCCGGTTACTAAATTAGGTTTATATTTTGGGTATCTTTGAATATATCCACCGTCGGTAGTTGGTGTAACGTTATCTAATAATAAAATACCGTATAAATTAGTTTTTGTTTTAGATGAATCACTTAAGTCCACCATATCATAATAAACAGCTACTGCATTAAATTCAAAAGATTCAGCTAAATCAGTTCCATTAAATTGTGGTATTGTACTTATCGTAGCATCCTTTACAATTTGCTCATAATCATTAGGATTAAAATCTACACTAATTCC